CCTATCCGGATGCACGTCCCAGCGAAGGTTTGTGAGCTTAAAATTATTTGACCCTGCCTCTGCATCTGTGCAAGTTTTATGGAACCAGTTACCCACACCGTTGGGCGTGGAAAGGGCAATACAGCGACCACCTGTGGACAGCGTAGGATACAAACCGGTCCACAGTTCTCCTAATCCCTCAATGTGTGCTGCCTCATCTAGAACTAAAAGAGAAAGAGCCTCTGAACGACCAGCATCACCTGAAGTCGAAGAGGCTTTAATTTGAGAACCATTTGATAATACAAATGAAGTTCTGTTATCTATATCGATGCTAGCAATTCTTAGCCAATCTGGAAGATTTTTCATAATCTTCTTAACTTTATTTACTAAGTTTCCTGCTGTAGAAAATTTAGTTGCCATAACCAAGACATTTTTATCTCGATGGAAAAGCAGCATCCAAACAACATACCCGGCAGTAATGGTAGAAATACCTAACTGCCGAGCTTTTAAAATAATATTGAAACGATAATCGTTAAAGTCTTTTAATAAATCATCTTGAAACGGATAAGTATTAAAAGGTACTAGACCGTGTAGCGGGTGAGAGATGCGAGCATATGTCTTAAGAAAATAAGACGGATCCTTCCCGCATTTTAATATCTCTCTTACTCGTTGTTTTCTGTCTAGCTTGAAAATCATTCATTCTCTTTATTTTTCTAAGCCCAAAACCATTCTCATGGCTCTTTTAGAATCACCGTCGGCTTGATCCATTAACTCTCGACTTTTAAGCATTATTGGGTATAGATAGCGTGATTGAAATTCTTTGTCAGGGTCAACATATTCTAAATCACCGCCATGCCATTTTTCTAAAGCCCGCCTGACCATCGACGGATCTGCTTCCATGTAGTCAGAAAATCCAGTAATTAAAGTATCGATCCTCGCATCACCCATCCCGGCAGAATCTGGTTCTCTACCCGGAAGCCCAGGAATCATAGCTTCTTTATTTAAATGTTTCTCAACTTCTTCTTTAATAATCTGTTTAAGTCTTGTTTTTGATACTTTCATTTTTTAGTCTCCTTTTTTCGACTATCGTTTTGTGGGCGTTTTCCGCCCTTACCATTCCAGCCACCTTGGCTTAAGAAAGATTTCCAATATTCATCTGGAGCTTTTGAGCCGCCATCAATATTCATTTCTTCGTTTAATCCGCCAACTTTATAATGCATCTTAGCTGTGACCCAAGAACGCACTCTGGTAGAATTTTCAACAAGAATATCAACTTCACCTTCTTTGGTGAGAGCTACGGAGTTGCCGGTTATTTTAGAATATTCTTTTTTAAGGAACTTTACAATTTCCGCCAACTGTCTTTCAATGTCTTCTTCAAAGCCGCTAGCATAAACTTCTTTAAGCATAACTTCTGAATGATATGATAGACACATCATATTTCCATAAAAGCGAACACCAAAGCCGTCCATGACTCTTTTATCTAGAATCGGATCGCCTTCTTCTCTTTTAAGTCCAGCCAGCAAGGGCTCGCCTTTTTCGTCTAATGCGCCATCATAAGCGTTCGCTGCCGCTTGTGATAGTCCTTGAACGATTTCGTAAACTGTTGCCATTTTGTTATTCCTTATTTAAACGGATTGCGCTCTTTCTTTCTATAGACAGGCATGCCAGACATTGGGTCGGTTTCCTCATCGTGATCGTATGGTCTTCCACCAGATCGAGGAACAGCCATGCCAGACATTGGATCAATATCTGCATCTCTATATTCCGGCTTGAGTCTGCGATATTCGGAACCCATGGGGTCAATCTTTTCCCATCCTTCTTCTCGCTCAACTCTTTGGCGATTTTCATAATCGCTATAAGCATTTAGATATTCGTAACGCTCATCGTGCCCTTCTAAAAGATTTTCAACTTCTTCTTTAATAATCTGCTTTAATCTTGTTTTTGTAATTTTCATAATATTTTTTCCTTAAAAATATATTAAACTTCCCACATCGTTTCTATAAGATTTTCGAGTTCATAATAGATATTCTGTGCTAATTTTTTTTCATAACGGCTAGGTGCAGATCCAATAGCTCTTTGTGCGGCGGCAGCGGCATTCTCTAATGCGGCACCCAAATCTGACATTATGTCACTTTGTTCGTTAAGGCTGGGCTCATCTTCTGAAATACTTTCTATTTCTTCACTGATCATCTGCTTTAATTTATCTTTGGTGATTTTCATATTATATTGCCTTTTTCTATATTAAATATTAGGTCGCCAACCTTTTGACCATCTTTCTTCTCGGTCTTCAACATATTTTATGTAGCATTGTCCGCAACAATCAAATTTAATTAAGCAGACATCATCAAAAGTTCTTTTTGGTACACTACCGCAAACAGGACAGTGTGACATGGATTCCCTATTAAATAGTTTTTTGGACACCTTTATACCATTAATGTCTATTTTCTCGTCAGAAATCTCATTGTGTTTAATCTTTTTATACATCTCGCTCATTTGTTCGAGATATTCTTTTTCTTTTTCCTCTGTCCAATTGGCTTTTGGGTTTTGAATAGCATCTTCGCCGTACTTCTTTGATATTGCTTGCTCTATAGCAGCTACTCTATCAGGATTTTTAATTGACATTGAACGCCCTGTATGCCGAATAGGTTAAAGCTGAGCCTCCGACTAGCCCCCCAGTAAACCAAACCCACTTGCTAACACCAGAATTGGAAGAAATAACTGTTTCCAGATTCTCGATTTGTAAATCCTTTGCGCTAATTGCCTGTTGGTACTCCACGTTGAGCGCGTTGTATCTAGAGTTCATATTTTGGATTACTAATTGGTGTTCTGTCTGTAATAGATCAATTTGGTATTCAAATTCCAAATCGCAATTCAACTGAACTTCTTTCGGGGCAACGATTAATTCTGCTGTTGCCTCCGGATTAAATAGGGCTCCCTCAAAAGGGGCCGGCTCATTAACGCCAAGAAAAGTAAATCTTGCTTCTCCTGCGTTAGCTGCTGCCATCAATAAACTAAGGTACATATGTAAATCCGTAACGTTGGGTTATAGCATCAATCAGATTTTGCTTGTTTAGTGAAAAGTCTTTTACAAATTCTTGTCTTTCTTCTTGCGAAAGTCTTTCTATTTCGTCTTGCGCATTTATATATCTTTCTTCTATTTCGACAACTCTTTCTTTATATTCTTGCAGAGCCTTCTCTCGCTCTGCTATTTCATCTGCGTGAATTTGTTTAAGTCCTTCTATCTGCTCCATCATTGCTTGTTCAGCAGCAGCATGACTGTCGCGCATCTGTTTGATATCATGTTTAGATTTTAACACAAGAAAGATTAGAAGTAAAGATAAAAGAATCTCTTTCCAATACTTTTTTAATATACTAAAAACTTGAATCAAGGTTCAAATCCTTTTCTGTCCGGGGCGGGAAAGATGTGTATTTGTCATATGTAATGTTTTTCATATTAGCACCTTGTAGGATAGCGCTATACATTGCTGTACTATTTAATATAGCATTTGTTAAATTAGAATTTGATAAGTCTGTCTCAAGAGCATAAGCATTCTCCAAATTTGCACCCGACAGATCAGCACCCGACAGATCAGCATGCGACAGATCAGCGCCAAACAGATCAGCGCCTGACAAATCAGCACCTCCCAGATCAGCGCCTTTCAGATAAGCGACTGACAGATTAGCGTATGACAGATTAGCTTTATACAGATTAGCGACTTCCAGATCAGCGCGTGTCAGATTAGCGCCTGACAGATTAACTTTATACAGATAAGCTTCTGCTAGATTAGCGTCTTTCAGATTAGCACCTTGCAGATTAGCGCCATACAGATTAACGCCATACAGATCAGCGCCTTCCAGATCAAATCCTGCCAGATTAACACCGACAAAAAAATCATTATCGATAGGTGTACCTAAACTATTTGATAATTCAATCGCTTGCTGACGGTGATCGGGGTTAAAATAAAGTTGAAATAGTTTCGTTTTCATTTCATCACCTAACGATTCTTTAATAATCTGTTTAAGTTTTGCTTTTGTCAGCTTCACTTTACTATGCTCCTTTAAGTTTAACTATAGAATCAATAACAGATTGGCCACCGAGATAAAGTCCGGAAATAATCACCCAATCTGAGGATTCTAGTAGTCCGTATCCCATAAGTCCTGTAGCGGAAAGCCAAACAAGAAACTTTCTTGAGATAACTTTTTCTACTAACTTGTCTAATTTTCCTTTTACTGCTGCCATCATAATCACCTCTCTTTGTTTTGTTTTTTGATGCCCATAACACATTTTTCATATTTATCTTTGTTTTCTCTGCCAACAGATGCCGTGCATATTGCCCATGGGTTATTTTCTTCTTCATCTAATATTTCTAAAATATCTTCACCGAACATCTCTGCGGCTTCTTCGTTTGTTAAAACTACTTGCAGTTCTTCATTTATAATTTGTCGTATTCGGCTTTCGCGTATATAACGCGAATATTCTTTGGAGAACAGCCGGCCAGCCATTAGGGTGAGATATGAATCAAAGTTTTTTTCTAATTCCGCTGGCAAGCGCTCAATAAACTTATTATATTCATATGAAGTTAAAAATATAAAATGGTTTTGTGCTAATTTGCTGTAGAATTCACCAGTTTCTTTAAAAGTTTCTGGTTTTAATTCCCAACTGTGTACTGTAGCTGGTTTATCCATTGGTCGATCACAATCATCATTGGGATCATCTGGTGTTAAGTCGCCTTCATAATCAAAAGTATCATGAGGATCTTTTGGTGTTCCCTCTCCGGTACTTCTTTTTTTAGCTATACTGCCTTTTGATTTTAATCTCTGCCAAAATTCAGTCGCTTTTGGTGAAGTTGAAATTGATTGATCTGAAGTCAAGCCAGCGCCTTTGCGATTTACTACAAACATAGCCATTTTATATAATAAGAAGCCTAGACCCGTTCCTTGATATTCTTGATCTACTGAAATTCCGTTGACCTGATAAGTCTTAGGGATGCAGGGAGACTTAGTGGCATCAATTGATATTTCCCCAACTACTATTAAACTGCTTATCTCATATAAAATAAGCCTAATCTCCTTGGGATCGGATAAGACATTAAGTGCTAAATCGTCTAGCCGGCCAGACTCGACTTCTTGCAAAATAATCTGTTTAAGCTCTTTTAAATCAATTTTCATTATTTTGTCAACCTTATGAATTTTTCTCTTAATCTTTTTGTAATTCCAAACGGCTTTGGCACCAAAACATATTCTATTTTTTCATCAATAAAATTAGGATAAGACAAACGATTATACTTCATTATTTCTTCGCACTCGGCTTCATCGTCGTCCCAATGCTTTTGTATATTAAATAGTATAAGTTTTTCAATTTTCTTGCGACCGTTTGTATACACAATTTCTTTTATCGGTAAAGATAACTCTTTAACTAATTTTTCCGGTGCAGGGCTTTCGTCCCATTCATAACTAAAGCCTTCATATATTGGCTTTATTCTAGAAGTAATTATATAAATATTATGACCGCTTTCATGCAGTTCTCTAACAATATTAATATTTTGATCATGAGGGGAATCATAAACAACGTCTATGATTTCGCCCGTAGGACTGTATATATATTTGTATTTTATAAGTGTATTGTCATAATCGAAAGAATAATTCATTGGTTTATCCTCGCAAATCCTTTGCTCTTCTCAATAACAATTTGCATATCTACGCAGTCCTTTAAAGAATCCAAGTGAGATATTAACAGAACATTTTTGAAATACACTTTAATTAGTTCTAAGATCCTAATAAAACCTTCCATATTTTCTTCATCTAAAGCTGTACCGGGCTCATCCAGAATAAAAATATCTGCTTTTGGAAGAGATGAAACGCTAAGAAGTGACAAGCGGATTGCAATTGCTGCCATTGTCTTTTCTGCTCCAGAACCCATCTCAATCGGTCGAGGATCGTGTCGTGGGTGCTTAATAAAGATATCTAGCTTATTGCCATTGCTCTCAAAAAATACTTCGAACTCAACAATATTTGCTAGGATCTTTGCGATCTCTTGGTTGATAACTGGAATGCGCTTTTTAATAATATCATATGCAATACCGTTTGGGTGCATGCATCGCAAAAATAAATCGCAAGCTGAGTATTCGGTTAACAAATTCTGATGTTCTTCTTTTTGCTTTCTGATACTGATCAACTTCTGTTCAGCAGAACCAATCTTTTTGTATAGAGAAATGTTTTTAGTTTCGCACTTCTTCTTTTCTACTTCTGTTTTCTTGATCTCCTTAGTTACTTTGTTTTTTCTTGATAACAAAGCTTGTAGGTTTTCAATCACTTCTTTATTTTCGTTGTACTCTGTAATCTTGAGAACGATATCTCGCAACTCAAATTCCTTGCTGGTCTTTGTATTATGAGTTCTCTCGACTTTTATTTTAAGACTTGACACATCTTTCTGTAAAGTTTCGTGAAGTTTTTTAATATCGTTATATTGATTGAGTCGCAAATCAACTTCGTCTAAATTCAAACTCTTAAAATCATTTATGGTTTTCTTTAGTTGTGATTCGACAGATGGCGCGTTCATTACTGAGATATGCGCGTCTTTTATAAATCTACAAGTAGGATAGTCAGTTCCGCATGGAATACTGGAAAGAAGTCTTTTCTTTTTATCAATACCTTCCATTTCTTTTTTTAATGCTTTTGCGGTTGACTTGAGACTGTCAGCTATTTTCTTTTTCTTATTTAAGTCTTCTATATCAATAGCGCTTAGAAACTTTTTAGATTTTATAATAGTTTCTTCTTTTGACTTAATAGTAACAGAATCTTTACCAATCGATTCTACTAGTAAAGAAATGCTATTTAGCGCTTTTTCTTTATGTTGTAGAAGATAACTAATATCAATGATTTCTGAAGGCAAGCTATCTATTTGAGACTGTAGCGCCGACATATCAGATATTAAAGCTGACAATGAGTCTTCTAAAATTTTACACTTTTTCTGATTAGTAGCCGACTGCCCTTTACTTTCTGCAATTTGTGATTTAGACGTTTCAATCTCAACATCAAATTCTCTATTTTCATTCTTTTTTATTAAAGCTTTATACCCAACAAAGTCTTCCTTTGCTGCTTTGAATTTCTTTTCGAAAACAACCAGATCTAAGAATTTAGCTATAATCTCTTTTCTCTTAGTCGAGCCCTCATCGATAAACGAAAATGCGCCGTGCTGTGAGGCCAATGAGGACATTGAAAAATCATCAACGGTACCGAAGTGCTTGCGGATATTTGCGTCCGTCTGATTGCGTGTGGTGCCGTTTAAAGAGGTAGTCATCCCGGTGATCAAATCTGTCTTTTCAAAATTCAAATCTGTCTTGGCTTCAAGAGTCTCTTCGCCTTTTAGTTTCTTAATATATTTTTCTGATGTTCTTTCGATTTTATATAAATCTGTGCCAACTTCGATCTCAATATAACCAGAGCCGCATTGCATATTCTGGTTGATAATGTTAAGATTTTTGCGTTCGTTCTTTGATGTAGTATTATACATTGTATAAAGTGCCGCATCAATAACTGAACTTTTTCCAGAGAAGTTCTTGCCAAAAATTCCAATAATGCCAGATAGCTTATTAAAATTAATATTGTTATCTTCTCCGTAATTGAATAAGTTATTCCACTTGAAAGTTTTTAGCTTCCAATTTACATTTCGCGATACATCTTCTGAAGCTTCTATAATTTGATTATACTTTTTATTCAAATCATAAACTGATTGGATGGTATTATCATCTGCTTCATATTCTTCAAGATACTCGGAAATAAGTTTTTCTTGTACTTTAATATCTCTGAGATTTTCTGTTTTAAATTTGTCTTCAATCTCATTGACAGAGCCGCGCTCGCCAGCAGCGCGATTCAAGAATGAAATACTTTCTGGTTTGAATTTGTGTTTAGCAATATCAATCGCTTTACGCATCGACTGCAAAGGAAGATTATTATTACTTACCAGCCTTAAACGTGCATTATTCGGCACTTCAAGATTTTTAGGCATTCTTCCTTTAGCCGTTAAGTTAATTGTAAAGAAAGGCTTTGGGTTTCTGATTTCTATATGCTCAACACGAAAGTCGTTCTTATCTTCAATATGCCAGATCATAAACCCTTTGTCATCTGTCTCTCCATGATTTTGCTGCACAGTAGAGCCGGCATACCATATGCGACCTTCTTTGTCCATTTGCTGGCGTTTGTGAATATCGCCAAGCATAGCAAAATCAAATTCTTCGAAGATAGATATTTCATCTTCGCCAGAACTCATAGTCCAGTTCGTATCTGTTTTACAATTACTGATAGAACCGTGATACAAAGCAATATTTATTTTATTGTAATCGGTCGGCGGTGTCCAGTTGTCCCGATCAAAAACTGATAATACATTTAAAACATAATTATTACTCAAATGTACTTCGCCAGAATCTTTTAGCAAATGTAGATTGCTTAAGTTTAATGCCCTTACAATCGGACTCAGTGCATCTTGACGGCTGCTATTTTTTAGATTGCCATCGTGATTGCCCAAGATAACATATGTCGGAGCTATCTCTGCCAGATTCTTAAAAAACTCAGAGCACATCTCGACAAACTCTGGAGAAATCTGGGTTTTAGTGTGGGCGATGTCGCCGGTATGAATAATATAATCTATATCATTTTGCCGTAGCTCTTCATACAATTTATCAAAAACAATCTTGTATTCATAATGATATTTCAAGTTTTTGATATGTGTATCACTAATATGCGCAAACTTCATTTATTCTCCTAAAAATTAACCCATCAAGATGTAGGAGGCAATATCACCAAATGTATAAAAAGTGGCGAAGTAACCTGCTCGAAACATCACGATGGAGAAGCTGTATAAGAATTTCTTCATACTATAAATATATCAGAAAAGACTGGATTTGTCAAGCTTTATTTTTTCAGTGCCTGCTTCCATTGCCCGGGTGTTGCTGCATCTAGAAGGCTCCTCATTCTCTCTCCTTCAATAGATTCATAATCATAATCAGACACCTCATCAATACTTAAAAATTGATTATAATATAGCCAATTATAATATTCTCTGACAGTTAAGCCATTTTCTGGCAAAACATATTCTGGATCAGATAAAAGTATTTGTGGATATATCATTATAATTTTTCGCTCTAACCCTTGCGCCGGCAACCTTCTAATTCCAGGCACTTGACCAAAAATTTTATTAGCGTCCATAAAAGATGAACTATCAAATTCATCAAAAAAATATTTCATACTTTCTGATGCGGAGTCACCATTAGCCGACTCTGTAAAGTTAACTTGTTTTGCTGGAGGTTTAAATCTAGATATTCCTTTGAGTTTGTCATTAAAAGCTAAAACAGCAATAGAATAGCTAGGCGGCAAAACTGTTATTCCTCTAGGGATTCCTTGTTTATCTTTTTCTACAGAATTCGGCAGTTGCATCATGCTTTGTTCTCCAACGCCCCAACGAAAAGCAGCAGTATTATTTATATATTCGTTAAATTCTAAAGCTTTTTCCTCAAAGGAATATGCTTTTTCGTATTGTTTTTCTGCGCGAGATCGTCGTGCAGAAGCGCGAGCCTCTTTATCGGTATCCAACACTTTGTCTAATGCGCCGGCACCAGTGGCCAAAACCCCAGCAGCGCCTAATCTTTTCATAAAATCTCTACGAGATAACCCGGGAGGGTTAAAAGAAATATCATCGTCTTGTTCTAAAAGCTTTCTTATAACTTCTTCCTTAATAATTCTTTTTAATTTTTCTTTTTTTATATTCATGGTGTGAATCCTTCGGGCCAAATTGTGCTTTTGTCATATTTAACATTTGTCACATCAGAGCCTTTCAAATTAGCGCCATACAGATTAGCACCTGTCAGATTAGCGCCTTCCAGATCAGCGCCTTCCAGATTAGCGCGTCTCAGATCAGCACGCGACGGGCCAGCGCCTTTCAGATTAGCACCTTTCAGATTAGCACCTTGCAGATTAGCGCCATACAGATTAGCACCTTTCAGATTAGCGCCTTCCAGATCAGCGCCTTCCAGATTAGCGCCTTGCAGATCAGCGCCTTGCAGATCAGCGCCTGACAGATTAGCGTCATACAGTTTAGCAATTGCTAGTTTAGCGTCTTTCAGATTAGCACCTTGCAGATTAGCATCCACCAGAAAAGTGCTTCTCAGATTAGCACCTTCCAGATTAATGCCTACCAGATTAATGCCTCTCAGATAAGCGCCTCTCAGATTAGCGCCTCTCAGATTAGCGTCTTGCAGATTAGCGTCTTGCAGATTAGCGTAGACCAGATAAGCGCCTTTTAGATTAACGCCATCCAGATCAGCGCCTGACATATCAACGCGATGTAGATTAGCACCAATAAGAAAATCTTCCATGCCAACTTGCTTTGATAATTCAATTGCTTGCGCATGATTGCCGGCTTTGAAAATCGTTAAAAGTTTTTCTTTGTATTCATCTTCTAACGATTCTTTAATGATCTGCTTTAGTTTTGTTTTTGTTAGCTCCATGGTGCGTATCCTTCAGGCCAAATTGTGTCTTCATCATCGAGAACGGCTGCCAGACAAGCGTCTTTCAGATTAGCGTCTTCCAGATTAGCGCCTTTTAGATTAACGCCTTCCAGATCAGCGTAATACAGATTAGCGCGTGTCAGATTAGC